GTCCTCTTGGTCACACCACTGCACCTTGCGGGGGTTGCCGCCGGCGCCAAGGGCAAACAGAATGCGCTCGGCAGTGACCAAAAGAGCCTTGTTGCCCGTTGGTGCGTTGGTGATGGCCGCTGCCAGTGTCGGCGTTGTAAAGCCAAGCTGCCACTCGTACAGCTTGCCGTCAGCGCTTGAGCAAGCCACCAGATACTCGCCCCATGTATCGAGACTCCATGTCGTGGCTGGGATCAGCCCACCCAAGTCAGGCCGAGCCACGCCATAAGCGTATGTGCCATAAGTGCCGTAGCCGTAGCCGGTCTTGATCGTGGCATCGGCAATGCCGGAAGTGATGCCGGTTGGTGTGATTTCCTTCAGTGTGCCAGCCTCGTTCATGGCGTACAGCTTGGACTGTGTACCAGCGGCAATGAATCGCTCACCGCTGTTGTTGCGCCAAGTAATAAAGCCCCTGCACAGACCGGTCATCTGGCTTGCCGAGCGCTTCCTCCAGCCGCCCATAGGCCGCAAGGTGTTCTCGTACCAGCGCACCAGATTCGCGTCATACCAGCGGCCTGCTGCTTGGTACTCTGTGCCGTTCCTGTAAATGCCTGGTGGTAGTTTTAGTGGGATGTACATGGCTATATTGTCGGTAGGTTGGACACAAAGCTCATCGTGACGATGGCCGATGGCACTGCTGGCCGTGTTGGGCTGGCGCTGGCAGCGTACTGCTCAATTTGAACACCGATGTCGGTTGGCCTCCACATGATTTCAACATAGTCACTTGCATTCAAGCTCACAAAGTAATTTATGGCCGCAATGATGTGATACGGATCTCCAACACCCTTTCGTGGTGCAAAGCCAAATCGACTGTTTGAATTGGCCACATTTGTACCATTGACCCGAAACCAGACATCCACATCCTGCGAGGCATTTGTCGTATTTGTAAACTGAATGGAAAACTGCAAGTTCCAGATCCCGCTGTCGGCCACTGTGATTCGACTGTTGCTGGCTATTGTCACGCCATTGCTGAAGTCTGTCGTGTTAAATGTGACGGCATAGGCCGTGGTGGTGTTGGCCGCCGTCTGGTCGGTTGAGTCTTGAAACGCCCCATGCGGGTTGTTCATAAACTTGCCGCCCCGTGGCCCAAACAGTGAGCCGAGAACGGAAGTCAGTTTTCTGGAAAAAATGTTGAGTGCGCCGTTGTTCTCGTTCAAGTTCCGGCGGTCATACACCTCTGGTGGATAGCCCAGACTCGGCAGTGATGGTGTCTCTAATTGTTGCTTGACATTGGCCATGACATGATTATTTCACCTTATGCGGTCAAAACACCAAGTGCCGTGTTGATGTGAGCCACCCTGTCGGCCAAGCCGATCACGCCGCCGTTGATCTTTTTTGTCATGCCTGTAAAGTCTTTGGCGTCTGCCTCTTTGTTCAGGCCGCGCTTGTTCCAGTACCATGCCGCTGTCAGGGCGGCGTATTCTTTGGTCAGCACAAGGTCGGGGTCAGCGATAAAGTCCACGCCCAAGGCGTCTGAGGCCAGCCGGTAATTGTCCTTGCCCGTCAATTGAATCAAGCCACGGCCGCGGTACTTCCAGCCATCGCCCTCATCTAGGTTGCCCATCCGGCCAGAATAGACCTTGTTGGCAATCTTTTCAGGCTGGCGGTGAAACGGCTGCGCCTCGGCTTCAGACGGAAATCGGCTGGGCCATGTGGCGTTTAAGCCCTTGGCGCTGTAGTTCAGGTTTTCTTGCAGAGTCTTGAAGTTGGCCGACTCATGGGCGCACTGGCCGATAAATGCCGCTTGGCGCTCTGGCGTGTTGATCTCAAACCTCGTAAACGCCGCCGTCAGTGGCTCAAGCCATGACGGGTCAATGTGCATTTCGACAAGCTGGTCTTCGGTCATTTCACTGGCCCTGCCTTAGAGAGTAAATCGGTCTTGGCCTGTGAGCCAGCGGATGATCCAAAGTAATAGGCAATGATGCCCGTCCATGCCGTTCCAAGGCTGCCCAGCATCATCAAGATAGCAGGGTTAGCGCTGTCCACTTTGCCAATAAACATCATCACCATGATGCCAAAAAAGCCCACTGTAACCGTACCAGCAAGCACTGGTGGCATCAGGCTGCGGGTGGTGGCTTGCATCTCCCGCGCAGACTTCCTGTCCTCAACCTCTAGCTTTTCAAAGTTGAGGCCAAGCTCCTGCGCTTGCTTTTGCAATTCGATCTCAGCAATCTTGACTTGAGCAATTTGCTCTGCTGACAATTTGTTGCTGGAGATCAGGTCGCCCACCTTGTCGGGGTCAACGCCAATGGCCTTGGAGATAGCAGACACTGCCATGCCAGCCAGTGGGCCACCCATTGCGGTTGCAATCGTTGGTGCAATTTGTTTTAGCCAATCCATATCATTAACTCCTTTTTTTACTCAGCATCGAAGCAGCGATCTGCAACATTGCATAAGTCTTCTGTAGATTATCTGGTGGTGATGCCCACCCGACTGTGATCTGTCCGACAAAACGACCTGGCTCGGGTTGCACTGAAATGCGGCATGTGTAGCCCACACCCTTTTCAATGTACCAGATGCCCATCTCGCTCTGTGCGCTGGTGTACTCGCCGCATGGAATCTCATTAACCAAGAGCTTAGTTATGTCTAGGTTGTTGCTTTGGTTAGCACTGAACAGCCCCACATCAAGACCATCCATTGCTTTTTCCCGACCTTCCCGTGTGTACGCTCTGTGAACAATGCGAGTGCCAAACATTGGGTTGACTTTAAACACTGCCACCACAATAGCGCCAGACTGCTTGAACAGATGCGCCGCCGCATCCTCAACCCTGTCCTCTGCAATGCTGGGGATCTTCTTGGATTCTTTGTACGCGCCAATCAGCAGCTCTTGGTTTGTATATACAAAGTAGCCTGCAAAGGTGAGCACGGCCATCAGCACCAATGCGAACAGGCGAAACGGCGATGTACAAAAGGCAAATATTTTGTCCACCAAGGCAAGGCGTTCATCTGCCATCAGAACTTGCCTCCGCATTCATCACCTGAAAGATCAGCCAACCCATATTTGAATTTCCTACAGAGGCGTTTTAGAAATAATGAAATCTACGATTCTTTTGGAGTCATTGACAGGCAAGATGTAAAGCAAGTCTAGGAACCAATCAATTGCAAGAGCACCAGCGCAACACTTGATAAAACGATCAATCCCAAGTCGCCAGTCCTTGCCAACATCAAACCACTTGAGTAGACCGAACACATCAACCGCACCTTCCTGTTTTTTGGCAGAAGTCTATGAGTTCGCCTACGCCAAAAATTGCAAAGACCGCTACAAGAAAAATAAAAACTGCGGCGAAAGCGATCTCAAGAATCTCTTGTTCTTTTTCTTTGCGCTTCTTCTCATCTGCTTTGGCTTGTCTTGCAAGGTGGGCGTCTTCCCTGTCCATCTCAGCGGCCCTAGCTTTGATTCGATTCCAGGTCAAAATATTTCCGGTCTGCATGTACAAGAGCTCCAACTCTGACTCGAGCTTGGCGGTCTGCATGAGCGCGTTTTCGATCTGCATCGCCACGCCAAAGTTGGACTTGTTGCCTGAGCGCTTAGTCTCAACCATCGCTTTGGTGGCCTGACTTTTAGCGTCATACATGCGGCCAATCATCACGCCCAACCCACCCAGGTCGTTGGCTACTGCCGCTGCCTTCTTTACAAGCCCTATGGCACTTTGCAGGCCAGCGAGGGCTGTAATCGGATCTATCACGATTTCTTCTCCCGCCACTGCAAACACCAAACCTCTTTGCGGTCTGATGACCATGACCAGCGCACGCACTCAAAGACCGGTGCCGGTGCTTGCGCTGCTGGCGGTGGTGGCGGCAGCGCGTCCATGATTACATGAGGATTTTCTTGAGCATCTCGGCAGCAAAACCTGGCCCGAGCAGCGTGACAGCAATCAGCGCATAGAGGATGTACTCAATGCGGCTCATGCGTTTGCTGCCTGACTCAAAGCCTTTCTGGATTTGTGCGTACCTCATGGCACAAATCTCTTCGTGCGTTGCTAGCCGAGCGTCTGTTGCGTCAATCTGGTTCATCAGTCCGACTCCTTGACCGGCTCCACTTGCTTGTCGGCTTGCTCTTTAATCTTGACGATAAGGGGCCACACACCGCTGGACGATGGCAATGCCCCAAGCGTTTGCAGGACAAAGTTAATCTCGTTAACTTCAAGTTCCAGCTTCATGCTGCCGCCGCTTGCAGTGGGGTTAGGTCTTCCGTAGTCCAGAAGTCCTTTGCCAGCATGATGACCAGATGCTCTTTGTTGCGTGACAGGCAGTCTGCCCAATCAGCGTCAAGCATGTCCTCTGGCTGTCCTGCGTTAATCAGGTTTACGCTGTCCATTGCGGCAGAGTAGTGCTTGGCAATTTGTTCTGCGGTTGTCAGTTCGTTCATTTCAGTTTCCTTCAAGTTGTGCCACACGGGCGGTTAATTCCTTGACTGCGTTAATCAAGTACCAAGTCAGGTTGTCTGTATCCACAGTCATTACGCCAGTGGATTCTGTCTTCACGCAATCAGGCAAGACTTGCTGAAGTTCTTGGGCAATCACGCCAAGCTGAACACCAGTTTTTGCAATGGCTTGGTTTTGAGGTACTTCCGTAACCTCTTCTGGCAAACGGTACTCAAAGTTGCGAACACGGATTCGGTTAATTAAAGTCAAGCCGTCAGTGTTGTCTACAATATTTTTCTTTAAGCGTTGGTCAGAAGTTGTTGACCATGTAGAGGAGTTATTACCTTGGTAAACACCACCACCACTAGGGCTAATAAAACCTGTGTTTGTACCTTTACCGGTTATAAATCTTCCCATAACAATTGAACCGCTATTTGTTGCCGCCGCAGTATGAGAATAAGCCCCAACAATTACATTGTCGCTTCCTGTAGTTATTGCATTTGAATATTGCCCTGCTTGAAAACCAATAAGCGTATTGTCACCGCCGGTTGTTATACTTTGCCCCGCCTGAGCGCCCACCATAGAGTTACTACCGCCGGTGGTAGCAGCCGCAAGTGCTTGAAAACCTACAGCAGTGTTACTACTGGCGGTGGTGGCGGCTGTAAGTGCCTGATACCCCACCGCAGTGTTGTTGTTGGCGGTGGTGTTGGAGTAGAGGGCGCTATCACCAAGTGCTGTATTAGATGAACCTGTTGTCGTAAAACGAAGTGCAACTTGACCAACGGCTGTGTTGCTTGTTCCTGTTGTATTTGCATACAAAGCAGCTTGGCCTACAGCAATGTGGTTATATCCAGTTGTGTTTGAATATAAAGCCGCCTGACCAAACGCTACAAAACTTGTACCAGTAGTATTGGAGTAAGCCGCCTGATAACCCACAGCGGTGTTGTTGCTGGCGGTGGTGTTGGCTTGAAGGGCTTGCATACCGACTGCGGTGTTGCTGCTGCCTGTGGTGGTGGAGTACAGAGCCAACCCCCCCAAAGCAGTGTTGTAGTCCCCAGTGGTAGTTGACCGACCAGCACTAGCGCCTACAAAAGTGTGGTAGGTGTCACCACTTCCGTTAAATGTTGTTCCTGCTTTGTATCCCACAGCGGTGTTGTTGCTGGCGGTGGTGTTAGCTCCTAAAGCATCGTCACCAACAGCCGTCTTCC